ATTGGAACGGCAGAAGATGATACCATTATATATACAATGCTTGATCTGGAGCAGTTTATAGGCAGAGAGATTACTTGGGTAACAGGACAAACATTTGATGGTATAATAAAAAAGCATGGCGGTTTTTTACCTAATAAGATTGCTAGATATTGCACGACCGATATGAAAACAATGCCAATAGCTGAATGGAGATACAAGAACATTCAGGGAGATGTTACAATGCGTTTTGGTTATCGGGCTAATGAGCAAGGTAGAGCAAAGAGAATGATGGAGAAGGTTAATGATAATGATATGACTGAGGTTAAGATTGTTATAGGCAAACATCCTAATGGAAATAATAAATGGAAAACAATTGAGTATTGCAAACCTGAATTTCCATTGATTCAAGATCATTTATTTAAAGATAGCATTGAGCAGTTCTGGATAGATAAGGATGTTAGATTTGCCTATATGAATAATTGCGTAGGATGTTGGTGGAGAAGCCCAATGTTACTCAGCCATATGAGCAAGAGACATCCTGATAAGATGGATTGGTTTGCTAGGCAAGAGGAAGGCAACAAAGGGAGGTTTAAGAGTGAGGTTTCTTATCGGGAGATAATGAATTACAAGACTCAAATTAAGTTATTTGATGATGACTTTAATGAATGTGATTCTGGATATTGTGGGCTTTAAAAGAAAGATGGACAAAGGGCAGAGATTCTATATTAATAATATGGAGTTCGTATGTATGGAGGTTCATGCATATCTGCAAACAAGGGTAGATGGAGAGAAGAGTGATATAGATGTAGGATCTAGCTATTACATAGTTAGAAACTCATCATCAGGATCATTACATAGAATACCATTCAATAAAATAATAGAAAAAGAAAACGAAATAAGATGGATGAATTAGGATTAGTGTTGAAAGCATATTATCAGGAAATCAATGTGATTCCAAATGGAAGCAGGACATTAGATCAGGTATTTGCTAGGAGTGCAATGATGGTTGCAATGAGAAAGTATATGAGCCTTCATCAAGTAGGCAGGGTTTTTGGTAAGAATCATGCTACCATTCATCATGCAGGGAAGAAGCATGAGGCTAATATGGATTGGAGTGCTAGTTATAGATTCTATTATGAGACTGCTGAAAGAATCCTGATAGATAAACCTAGCCTGAAGATATTAGCTGATAATACATTGATGGCTCAGTTCAGTAGACAGAAGATGAGAATCATGGAATTGGAGGGGCAAGTTAGTAACTTGAAAGACAGGATATTAGAATTAGAGGGAAATGGTGTTATATTAGAAGCAGATGGAAATAGAATTTAACCCACTTTACGGCTTTATGTTAGGCGTTAATTATGCCTACTATCCAGAGGAGAATGGAGAGCCTCCCTTACACTATTTGCAGATAGCAGTAGGGATTGGAATCATTGGAATAACATGGATCGCATAGAGAACTTTTATAGGAAGAACTTTAAGAGATTAACAGGCTTTATTAAGCAGTACACAGATGGCTCTTATGATATAGCATCAGATATTGTTCAGATGGTATTTCTTAGGCTGCTAGAATTGGAACAGGAAGGGAGGACTAACTTTTATGAGGGAGACTCCCTTTCTTTCTTTTATGTATACAGATCCTGCATCAATACGGCTCTAAAATATCAGAGGACAAAGAAGAGAATCCAGAAGGTTGATATTGATGATCTAGAGAATCATAGTTATGAAACCTATCCAGAGGAGAGGGAAGCTATGGAGAAACTGATTGATATGATGGAGCAGGAGTTGGATGATATGCATTGGTATGATTCCAAGATGATTAGGATTCACATGGAGGGAAACTCAATGAATAAGATTCACAGGGAGACGAATATAGGATTAACATCAATAAAGAATACTATCAAAAATGGCAAAGCGAAAATCTACGACCAAATCAAAGAAGATTACGAAGATTACGAAAACGGAGACTACGACAAAATCTAAAGGGCTAGGAGATACTATTGAGAAGATCACAGAAGCCACAGGAATCAAGGCAGTGGTAAAAGCTATTGCAGGAGAGGATTGTGGATGTGATGAGAGAAAGGATTGGCTCAATAAAAAATTCCCTTACAAGAAGGTTGAATGCTTAGATCCTGAGGAGGAGGAATATCTATCTAGTGGAATCCTGAAGGAGAAGAGAATAAGCAGGAAAGATCAGGAGATGATAGCTAAGATTCATTCAAGGGTATTTAGCCACAAGTATCATGTGCCTTGCAGTTGCAATCCTAGTATCTGGAAGCAATGGATTAGGGAATTAAGTGAGATGATGGATGAGCCTCAATAATTATCTTAAAAAAGGACTTCAACAATCTGATCAGAGAGCAAAACATTGCATATCTATTGGTAAATCAGGAGAGGCTTTATTCAAGGAGTTGACAGGTGCTATCAAATCTGCACTTGCTGATGATAAGAAGCACATTGATTTCTATTGGGAAGGAAAGAATATAGATGTTAAGGGATTAAAGCCTATGCATAAACATGGGTTTATTCTTCTGGAATTTTTAAATGTTTGGGGATATCATGGATGGTGCAGTAAAGAATCCAAAGCAGACTATATAGCTTTTCAGTTCCCTGATAGATTCTATGTATTTAAGAAAGATGATTTAAGAAAGAGAGTAATTGATAAGTGCGAGAATTATTCTGCTTATGTAGTATTAAGAAAGAATAGGGTTAAACCTTCTCAGGGACTTTATAAGTGGATTGGTAGATTTGGAAAGCAGGATGTGTTTACTTATCTAAAGATTGAAGATGTTATGGATTTGTTAGTTCAAGAAATCAAATACTGATGCTAGTATTATTTGGGATTGCATTGGGTATTGCATTGAATCAAATCAGGATCTTACAGAGGAGGCTTAATGAGATAGAGGACTTTCTTGGGAAAGTTTTTTTTGATGATGATGATAAGTAATTAAAAATAATTGTTTATATTTAACCATCATTAAAAATAAGAGAGATGAAAACAACAAAGATTCAAGCAGCAAAGTATTATGCTTTTCTAGCAGTAGCATCAAGCCTTTTTACAATTGTGGTTCTATCAATTGCTAAGGGAATGGCAATCCTTTTAAATACTACACTATGATAATGTTAGATGGTTCAAACTATGATCAGGATTGGATGATTGATCAGGCTAAAGGTGATGAGTTCTATTATGGAGTTCTAAACACATTAGCGTTATCCTCATCTAGTTGTAAGATATTATTAGATAGCCCTAAGACCTTCCATAACTATATGAAGTATGGAAACTCAGAGAACTCTCCTGCTTTATTGATGGGGAGGATTATTCATGTGATGATCCTAGAACCTCAGAACTTTGAGAAGATATTTGAGGTAGTGGATGTAGCATCTAAGAATACTAAGAAGTATAAGGAGGCTCAAGCAGATACAACCAAGACCTGCATCACTACAAAGGATCTTCATGCAGGAGAGAGAATGGCTGATGCGTTTAATAGGAATGAGGTTGCATTGAGTTATCTAACAGATGCAGAATGTGAGGTTCCTATGGTTGATCTTGTAGGAGGATTTCCATTCAGAGGCAAGGCAGATATCCAGAGAGGTAGTGAGATAATTGATATCAAGACAACTACAGATTTGAAGGCATTCCGCTATAGTGCAGATAAATATGGATATGATTTACAATGTTATATCTACTGCAATCTATTCAAGACATCCTATAAGGATTTTACATTTATTGCTCTAGATAAATCCTCTACTGATATAGGGATATATGATGTATCTGAGGAATTCTATAAGAGAGGAGAATACAAGTTCAACAGGGCTATTGGTTTATACAGAGATTTCTTTGTGAAGAATCAGGATCTGGACACTTATACAATTAGAGAAACATTGTGAAAAAGCATACTAAGATCTATATGAAGTATTTCAATTATGTTCTGGATGATTTCATTCCTTGTGAGGTATGTGGAAGCAGAGCAGTTGATATTCATCATATAGAGAATAGAGGTGCAGGAGGATCAGGGAATAAGGATGTGATTGAAAACCTGATGGCAGTATGCAGATCCTGTCATATAAAGTTTGGAGATGTACCTGAATGTAAGGAGATGTTAAAGGAGATTCATAAACATAAAATGAGATGAGAAGATTTAGAGTATTTGTAGAAGGAAAGTTCAATGCTATATTTGATAGTATTGAGAAGGCTAGAGAATGTAGGAAAGCACTCCAGAGCCTGAATTTTGACAACATAGTAATTAGCGTAGAAGAAGAAGATTTACCATAAGGAATAGAGGGAGGGGTTTTTATTAATTTAATAAGTGAATTGGTTATTCAGCGAACCCTCCCTTTAACCTTTAACACCAAAGAGAGATGAGTGAAGAACAATACTATGAATCCCAAGCAGATTCATTTATAAACATTGAAAAGGATGTGCATCATCCCGACCAATACTAAAACCAAAGAGAATGAATGAGCAAGAGAAAGCCACAAAGATTCTATTTGCCTTGATGGTATTTACGATCTGCACTTTAGCACTAAGTGTATTAGCATTGATGTATGTATACGCTAACCCTGCAATTAATTTACAATGAGTTGCAACTGCACCAAGCCTATGAGTATTATAGAACTATGCCTTAGAGATAGGGATGAGAACGGAATTGAAAATGATTAGGAAGTATAGACATATCAGAGAGATCCAGAAGTATCTTCAGATGCTGATGATTGATCAGGTGAATCTAAGTATTCAAGCATCAAGATTTGGATGGACAGAAGATATCCAGAAACAAATAACCAACTCAGCACTATTGATAAGAAAGTATCAGAGGAGATTGAGGCTAATAAGAATGTAATGAGTAAGAGTGAACAAACCTTAGTGAATAGGAATAATCTAGAGATGCTATTGCATATCCTGATTCAGGTGCATATGAGAGGGCAGTTATCTAGAGATGAGCAGAACTTCTTAGCTAACTTTGTGGATCTTCCTCCTGCTCCTGTAACTCCTAACAGATCACAGAGGAGGATGAATCAGCAGATGATTAACAAAATAATCAGAGAGGAGAGAAAACGCAACATAAAAGAATAGGGTTTTATAATTATGGAAAGAGTAGATATCAGACAGGTAAGGTCAAATCCTGATAATCCTAGATTCATCAAAGGAGATAAGTTTGAGAAGTTAGTGAAGAGCATCAGGGAGTTTCCTCAGATGTTAGAACTTAGACCTATTGTAGTGAATAAGGATATGATTGTTCTGGGAGGAAACATGAGATTGAAGGCTTGTGAGGAAGCAGGAATTGAACAAGTGCCTATAATCTTTGCAGATAATCTCACAGAGGAACAACAGAAGGAATTTATCATTAAGGATAATAGTTCATTTGGTGAATGGGATTGGGATCTGTTGGCTAATGAATGGGATCTTCAGGATCTTGAGGATTGGGGTTTAGAGATTCCTAATCTAGATGATGAGGTAGATGAGTTAGAAGATGGAGAGGAGATTGAATTACCTCAAAGTGTTCAGGTAGAACCTCCAAAGGAATACATCCTAATTATGGCAGAGCCTAATTCAGTGGATTGGGAAGATCTGAAAGAAACTCTACAACTGAAGATGGTTAGAAGAGGAGGATATAAAAAGGGATCAGCATTTGATGCAGTATCATTGGAGAGAGTTTTGGAATGGAGTGATCTAAAAGAAAGAATCAATGCTGATAGCAGTACCAAGTAAAGGAAGAGCAGGACTCACCACAACAAATAAGATATTACCTAATCTAAGCACATTCTTTATTCCAGAGAGTGAATATCACCAATATAAGGGGATAGTAAAAAACATTGAATGCGTACCTAAGGAAGTCAGGGGAATAACTGATACAAGGAATTGGATTCTAGAAAATACAGATGAGCAATGGGTTGTGTTTCTGGATGATGATGCGAAGAATGTAGGATATAATAAATTAGAGGAGAGAAAGACTAAGAAGATTGAGATCAGGGATGAAGGATTTTGGGCTGAGGAGTTTTTGAAATACTTTGATTTAACAGAGCAGTTAGGCTACAAAATTTGGGGAACAAGAACTGAATCCTCACCTAGAGGAACTTATCCTTACAAACCATTCTTAACAAGGTCTTATGTTACTGCATCATGTATGGGAATAGTTAATGATGGAGAATATCTATTTGATCCTGATTTCAAAGTGAAGGAAGATTATGAGATTTGCTTGAGGCATATAAGAGATAAGGGAGGGATATTAGCAGTACGATATTTGCATTGGGAGAATGAGCATTGGACAACAGATGGTGGATGTAAGGATTACAGAACTATTGAGATGGAAAGAGATGCTATCAAAAGACTAATTAAATTATATCCTAGTATGATCTCATCAGCGAAGAGGAAAGCTAATGAGTTCACAATAAAATTGAATCTTTGATGGACAAAACTGAACAACATAAAAAGGCAATGATAGAAGCCTTAGAGAAATCTCTAGGAGTAGTAACATCTGCCTGTAAGAGCGTAGGAATAGGAAGAACTACTCATTATTTATGGCTAGATAATGATCCTGAGTATAAGAGAGCAGTAGATGATATATCCAATGTAGCACTTGATTTTGCAGAATCACAATTACATCAACAGATAAAGGGAGGGAATCCAACCTCAACGATATTCTATCTAAAAACTAAAGGAAAGAAGAGAGGATATGTGGAGAGACAGGAGATATCTCATGAGGGACTCAAGACCTTCCAGATAGAAGAAGTGGATGAGCAAGATCCAAGTTAATAAGGTCTATGGACATCTAAAGAGATCAGATAAGAAGATCATAGTTGAGCAGGGAGGTACAAGGTCAGGAAAGACATACAATATTCTCCTTTGGCTCATTTTCTATTATTGCACTAATCATGAGGGCAAGACAATCACAATAGCTAGAAAGACATTCCCTGCGGTTCGTTCTTCTGTGATGAGGGACTTTCTTGATATCCTGAAGGGAGCAGGAATCTATCAGGAGGAGAAGCATAATAAATCCAATTCTGAATATATCCTGAATGGCAATCTTGTAGAGTTTATATCTATGGACCAACCTCAGAAGATTAGAGGTAGGAAGAGAGATCTTGCTTTCTTGAATGAGGCTAATGAACTCACCTTTGAAGATTGGCAGCAAATAGTATTCAGGACTAACGGCAGAATCATTCTGGATTACAATCCCTCAGATACATTCCATTGGATATATGACAGAGTGATACCAAGAGATGATGCAGACTTCTATCAAACAACCTATCTAGATAACCCATTCTTAGATGATACTATCATTCAGGAGATAGAGAGATTGAAGGAAACTGATGAGCATTATTGGAGAGTTTATGGGTTAGGAGAGAGAGGAACAAACAGGGCACAGGTATTCCAATTCACAACTATCCAGAAGATTCCTGATCAGGCTAAGTTCCTATCATTTGGTTTAGACTTTGGATTCACAAATGATCCTAGTGCATTGGTAGGATGCTATCAGGAAGGGAACAATCTATATTTTGAGGAACTGCTATATTCTACTAGGCTAACTAATCAGGATCTAGACAGAGAGTTTAAGAAGTTAGAGATAGGGAGATATGATGAGATCTATGGAGATTCAGCAGAACCTAAATCAATAGAAGAACTGCATAGGATGGGATGGAATATCAAACCTACTGCAAAAGGAGCAGATTCAGTCAATGCAGGAATTGATATGTTAAAGAGATACAAGATCCATATCTTAGGGGCTAACTTGATGAAGGAGATGGAGAATTATAAATGGATGGAGGATAAGAATGGAAACCTCCTGAATAAGCCAGAGGATAAATGGAATCACTTGATTGATGCATTGAGATATGGTATATACAACAAACTAAGCAAACCTAATTATGGGAGATACACAATCCGTTAAGATTACAATACCTGAGCATCTAGGAGATATCAAGCTAGGGAAGTATAAGGAGTTCATATTAAATGCTGATGAGGAGAATGGTGATCAGTTGGCTCTATATTATTTCTGTGGGTTAGATGGAGATATGCAGGAGGGTATGAAGAAGAAGGATCTGGATGAGATAAGAAATCAGCTAGGAGAAGTATTATCTGAGAAACCTGCATTAACTAAATCATTCCAATACAATAATAAGGAGTATGGATTTCATCCCAAATTAGAGGATATATCATTAGGGGAATACATAGATCTAGATACATACCTAAAAGAGCCTTACAAAGAGGCTGAGAAGATATTAGGGGTATTGTATAGACCTATAACAAAAAAGATGTTTGGTAGGCATGATATAGAGAATTATGATCCTGATAAGCACAATGGATTAGGCTTTCAAGATTTAGGTGCTGATATCTTTATGGGTTGTCTGCTTTTTTTTTATCGTATCGTGACAGACTTACAAATAACTTTCCTGAAATCTTTGGAGAAGGAGAAGAATCAGGATATGATGCACAATCCCAATTCAGTAGAAAGTGGGGATGGTATGGAGTCGTATATCAAATTGCTAAAGGCAATCTCCTCAGATTTGAGGAAGTAACAGAGTTACCATTGAGAACTGCTCTTACATTTCTGGAGTATGAGATTGATAAGAATAATGTGGAGAGATCATTGATGAAAAAAAGTTCTAATTAAGCGTTAGTTATTAAAATATAATGTTTATATTTATGCTATAATTAAAAATAAAGAGAGATGGAAATCAATTTAAAAACAACAGGACAACACGAAATCTTTAGAGAAGTATTAGCAAAAGCAATTGATCTGAAGTATGATCTTGAACACGCACAGGTAGGTTACAATGAAAATTCAGGTTACATCTGGATGTGGTCAGAGTGGGAAACCTACACAATTGGCATTGCTGATTATGCTTATCACAGAGGAGAAGATGTTCAGATAATCATTACCTGCCCAGAGACAGGAGAAGAGTTCTTTGGAGATTCTTGGGATGAGGCTAATGCTGAGTACAAGCAATGGTGTGAAGAGAAAGGAATTGAAGTAGAACTATAATAAAAGGAGAGATGAGTTTATACGAAAAATTAAGCCCAGAGGCAATTAAGGTATTGGATCAGGAAATGATCCTTTACCCTTATTCTACAAAAGCATTAATGAGAGGATTGAAGGAGAACAGATACTGCTTAGACCTAACATTAAATGAGTGCCATAGAGTAGCATCAGTATTTGGATTTGAATGTACATTGACTAACATTATAAACTTCTTTGAGTAATGGATTATCTGGATAGAGAGTTAGCAAGTTATCAATACTATCAGGATGCTACCTGTGAGAATTGTGGAGGATGTTTGATAGAGGAGTATTTTGATTGTCATTGTGAAGAGGAAGAAGATGAGCATTTAGGTATCTAGGTGGTTCTAGATTTTGTTAGGTGGGAGAGAGGGCTGTGGTGGCTCTCTCTTTTTTTTATCCCTATTTTAGCGAATAGGGTTTTTTAATTGTATGAAGAAAGGATATTATCAAATTACAGAAGCATTAGAAGGTGCTGCATCAGCAAATGATATGATAAACCAAGTTACTTGGGG